AAAGCTGAGCGCTACGGCGTCCCGCTGCGACGCGCGGCCGTCGAGGCCCCTGCAGCCCCCGCAGCCCCTGCAGCGCCCGAGGGAGAGGCGCTGGTCGCTGGCGTCTCCCTGCGCCCCCCGCAGGGAGTCCGAGAGGCTTTCCGCCGAGGCCTCGATCTGGTCGACGAAGGTTACGGCGGCGACGGTCTGCAACCCGAGACGATCGCCTGGGCAAGGCGCCTGGCCCGTGGCGAGGACGTGTCGCCCGAAAAGGCGGTCAAGATGCGCGCGTGGTTCGCGCGACACGAGTCCTCGCCGGGCGAGGCAGAGGCGCGGCGCACCGACAAGCGCAGCCCGGCGTGGGTTGCGTGGCTGCTGTGGGGCGGTGACGCTGGACGCGATTGGGCTGGCAAGATCGTGCGCCAGCTCGAGGCGCGCGGAGTCCTGGACGCTTCGACGACCCTCTCTGCCGGTCAGGACTACGCCGACGCGGTGATCGAGCGCGGAACTGCCAGCGGCACTCGCGCGATGCGCGGCACCCTCGGTGCGATCGCGAATGCAATCGACGCCGCGACGAGCCCCGAGGATCTGCGCGCGCGGCTGCTGACCATCCTCTCGACCGACGACCCCGCGGCGCTGGCGTCGGCCCTCACGCGAGCGCAGACCCTCGCGTCGCTGGCCGGCCGATACGACGTGATCGAGGATCTGTGACCCTGACGTCGCTCGACGCGAGCGCAGACCCGCCGCCCGCATTCGACGAGGCCGTGAAATGGTTTTTCGGCCGCGTCCCGGTCACCGATGCGATTTTCGCGGCGCTCACCACCGAGGCTCAGCGACGCGCGTTCTGGTTCGCGGGCGGGGCCTCTCTAGCGGTCGTCACCGACGTGTGGAGCGCGCTCGACCAGACGCTAACCACGGGCGGCACGCTGGCCGATTTCAAGCGCACCGTGGGCCCCGCGATCCTGTCGCAGTGGCAGGGTTCGGTGGCGAATCCAGCGTGGCGGATGGAACTGATTTTTCGCAACGCCACGCAGCGCGCGTACAGCTTCGGCCGCGTCGAGCAGCTTCGTGACCCGGCCGTCGCGCGAGTGCGGCCGTTCTGGTTTTTCGACGCCGTGGGCGACGCGCGCACCAGCGAGATCTGCCGAGCGCTCGACGGCACGGTCCTGCCAGCGAGCGATCCGTGGTGGGCCTCGCACACGCCACCGTGTCACCACGCCTGCAGGTCGATCGTGCGCGGCCTCAGGGCCAGCGACCCGCGCGTCGCCCGAGCAGGAAATGCGCCGCCCCCAGTTGCCAGCCAGCAGGGTTTCGGCACACTACCCGGCGAGGATGAGTGGCAGCCCCGCCGCGCCGATTATCCTCCCGAGGTCTGGGACGCCTACCTCGACAATCCGAGACTGAGGCCGCAACAATGACTGCCCGACGCAAGCGCAAGCCCGCATCCCAGCACGCGACCCTCGACGCGCTCCCGCTCGGGGCGGGATTCCCTCCGCGCGAGATCAGGCTTTTCGCGCGAGGTCTCACGAAGACGACCAAGGGCGAATACCTCTTCGACGACGCGGCTGCCGAGGCGATCATGCGCGCCTTCGACGAGCACGGGATCGACCTGGCGATGGACTTCGACCACGGGGCCCTCGCAAGCCCTGACGGTCGCAGGCGGGACGTGCCGGGCTACTACCGCCCCGAGGTCCGCGACGACGGGCTCTATGCGATCCCGTCCTGGACGGCCGCGGGCCTCGCTGCGATCAGGCCCGGCGACAACGGCGAGCTCCCCGAGTATCGGTACACGTCGCCCTCTTTCGAGTTCGACCCCGAGTCGCGGCGCGTGCTCAGGCTCGGCCCGCTGGCGCTCACCAGCTATCCGGCGACGCACGGCGCGAGGCCGCTCGTGCTCTCGGCGCGGGACCGTCGCACCGACGCGCAGCGAGCCGCGCTGAGCATGTCGTTCGGAGACGTCGCAGAGCACATCATGCGCGCGGTGTCCGGCCTCGTCGGGGCCGTCGAGATCAACGAGGTCTACGCCGACCATGCGATCGTCGAGCAGATGCTCCCCGGTGGCGACGAGCGTTGCTTTCGCGCGGTCTACCGCGTCGTCGAGGACGGCGTCGAGATCGACGAGCTCGTCGAGGTCGAGGAGATCTATCAGCCTGTCGAGGGTGGGATTGTGATCCGCCCGAGCACCTCTGCGCCGATGGTCGACGCAGCATCACCAGCGGCAGCGCCGCAGGAGCCTCCCATGCCGAGTCCCACCCCCGAGGACACTGGCGCGGCCGCCGTAGCGAGCCTCGCCGCGTCCCTCACCACCACCACCGGCGCGAAGACCGCCGCCGAGGCCCTCGCGGTCGTCGAGGCCTGGCGCCGTGACAGCGCCGACCTCGCGTCCCTCCGCGCGCAGATCGCCGCCGAGCGCGCGGCCACCGAGAAGGCCGAGCGCGCGGCCCAGCTCGACGCGTGCGTGGCCGAGGGCAAGCTCTCGCCCGCCGAGCGCGCGGCCGACGGCCAGTCCGACTGCTGGCTGACCGGGCTCGACGCCCGGGGCGTGGCGCGATTCCGCGCGGTCCGGTCGCCGGTCGTGGCCGTCGCGGCCCCGCAGGCGCCCGCCTCGAGCGGCGCGACGCTCAGCGCCGAGGACACCGAGACGATGTCGATCTTCGCGCGTGCCTTCGGCCTCGACACCACCGCTCTCACCACCGCTCTCACGAAGGATCACTGACATGGCTGCTGCAACCTCCAATGTGGACACCGCCCGCTTCGGCGAGCAGGCCGTCGTGCGCGCGCTGATGTCGCTGCCGGTCGCGGCGTCGACGCACCTCTACCAGGGCACGATCGTGTGCCTGGACCTCGACGGCAACCTCGTCGCCGCGACGAACGACGCGACGCTGTACGTGGTCGGCGTGGCGCAGGAAGAGTCGGACAACAGCTCTGGCTCCGCGGGCGCCTTGCGTTGCTTGGTCGAGCGCGGGGCGTTCTACTTCTCGAACGGCACTTCGACGGCAGCCATCGTCGCGGCCGACGTCGGGCGCGTGGTCTACGCCGCCGACGACCAGACGCTGTCGCGCCTCAACACCTCGGGCGACCTGCCCGCGGTCGGCAAGGTGATCGCCGTCGACGGGTCGCAGGTGATCGTCGAGTGCGGCCTGCTCGGTCGCGCCGAGGCCAACGGCGGCGCCTCGCACGACGTGCTGTACCCGGCCGGTGCCTCGCTGACGACCAGCGACGGGCTCTTCGTGAAGCTCAACGGCTCCTCCCAGGTGGTGCTGGCCGACTCGGCCGGCGAGCAGGCGCTCGGCGTGCTGCTGAACCGCCCGGCCAGCGGGGCGATCGCGATCGTGCGCGTGCTCGGGCTGGTCGAGATCATTGCGTCGACGAACATCTCCGACGGCGGCCTGATCGCCACCACGGCCACGTCCGCGCGGGCCAAGCCCGCCGTCGCCGCCACGGTGAACACCAGCGACGCGGGCGCGACCAACGACGCGGTCATCGGGTCTTTCGTCATGGGCATGGCCCTCTCCGATGGCACGGCGGGCAACGCCTTCCGCGCGATCCTCAACCACATGGGCGCAATCCCGACCACGGCCGCCTGATCACCAACAAGGAACGCACCCATGCTCATCACTCCCGCCACACTCAAGGCACTGCAGGTCTCACTCGACCTGCGATTCAAGCAGGCCTATGCCAACGCGCAGGTCCAGCACCCCCGGATCGCGTCGACGATCCCCTCGGGCGCTCGCGCCAACGTCTACCCGATGCACGCGAAGCTCGCGAAGCTCCGCGTGTGGGACGGCGAGCGCAAGCTCGTCAACGCCAAGAGCTACAAGTACCAGCTCGACAACGAGAGCTATGAGCTCACCGTGGAGGTCGACCGCGACGACATCGAGGACGACTCGATCGGCGTCTACTCGGGCCTCGTCGACGAGATGGGCATGCAGGCGCGCCTCTGGCCTGACGACCTCGTCTTCGCCGCGATCCTCGCCGGTGGCACCGAGACCGCGTACGACGACGTGAGCTTCTTCTCGAACAGCCATTCGCTCGGTGGCAACACCATCGACAACCTGTTCGGCTCAACCGCGCTGACGCCGTCGAACTTCGCCTCGGTGCGCGCGTCCATGATGGAGTACGTGGGCGAGGACGGCGAGAGCCTGCGCGTGCGCCCCGACGTGCTGCTCGTGCCGCCTGCCCTCGAGGTGACCGCGCGCAAGATCGTGCAGGCCTCGACGATCGTCGACTCTGGCACCATCGGAGCCGTGGACAACGTCCTGCGCGGACTGAGCGAGGTCGTCGTGGCCCCGCAGCTGGCGGCCAGCGCGGGCGGCAGCGACTCGACGTGGTACCTGCTCGACACCACGCGCCCGATCAAGCCGTTCATCTTCCAGCAGCGTCAGGCGCCCGAGATGGTGACCCTCACCAACCCCTCGGACGAGCACGTGATGATGCGGAACAAGTTCGTGTACGGCGTGAAGGCGCGCGGCGCGGCGGGGTACGGGCCGTTCTGGCTCGCCGCGAAGTGCTCGGCGTGACCTGGACCTGATCTGACCCGAGAGGTGCTGCTGTGGCGTACGCGACGACGACAGACCTGGTGCGATTCGGGCTGCCCGCAGCGGCCCTCTCGGGTGTCTCTAGCACCGTGCAGAGTGAGTGCCTGGAGGCCGCTAGCGACGTGGCCGACAGCTATCTACGATCACGGTACGCGACGCCGCTGCAGAGCTACGCTC